TTTGTCATGGTTACATCGCTGGAAAGCGCGGCTGCTGTAAAGCCAGTACCGTCGCCAATTAAGATTTCAGTAGTGGCAAGAGCCTTATTTGATGGCGCACCGGATGAATTAGCATCTCTGACCTTGACTGTATTAGCAGCCATATCACCTTCTGGTGCAGCGGCCCACGCAATGTCAGTTCCATCACTTTTTAGAACATAATTAGAAGTACCAACTGCAAGAGCAGCGGGATCACCACTAGCATCTCCATAGATGATCTTACCTCTGGCAAGTCCAGCCATTTTTGCTAAAGATACGGCGTTATCTGCAACGCTATCTGTATCAACCTGCTTCCAGTTAAACCCGTTGGTGGCAGAAGAATCCGCCATAAGAACATAATCATTAGTTCCTACACCAAATCTGGTTTCTGAGTCTGCCGTATTATATGCGAGTAAATCACCCTTAGTTGTAAGTTTGTCATCACCAACTATATTTACCTTCTGCCATTCACTAGATGCAGAAGAATATTTTAAGTATTGGTCATTGGCTACAGTAGTTGAACTTACTGGTTCACCCTGTATCTTTGTTACTGTTACAACTCCAGCGTTTGTCATAGTAGCATCACCGGACAATGCAGCAGCGGTAAACCCTGTGCCATCCCCAATTAGGATTTCAGTTGTGGCTAATGCTTTATCAGATGGATCGCCAGAAGAGTTAGCATCTCTTACCTTGACGGTGTTAGCCGCCATATGCGCTAACTTTGCATTGGTTATTCCTTCGTCTGTAACATTGACAGTAACCGTCGTGCTTGACGCTGCCGTATCAAGACCTGAACCACCAGCAACAGTAAGCGTCTCTGAATCCAGATCAATGTCGATAGTGCCGCTGTCAGTAGTGATATCAAGGTCTTCCGCCGTAACTGTTGCATCGACATATGCTTTGATTGACTGTTGTGTTGCGAGTTTAACAGCCGAATCAGAGGACATATCATCTTCATCTTTTATTCCCGTTACGGTTGCGCCATCACCGGCTATATTAACACTTGTATTAGCAACCACTGTAGTGCCTGTAATTGCAGCAGCAGAACTTCCACCTATGATTGCTCCATCTACCGTACCGGCATTTACATCTACACTATTAGATGTAACTGGTGAAACTGCTAATGTAACCCAAGCATCATTTGCTTCATTTCTTATCTTTAATAGATTAGCACTGGTATCAAACCAAATTAAACCCGCTGTAATGGATTCTGCTGGTGCTGAGTCTGAAGCATGAATTGCATTAACCGCAATATCAACAGAAGGAAATGAAGTCTTTAGAACAGACTTTATCAATCTAAGATGGTCATCCCCCTGAGATACTGGATCAGTTGCTGTAGGGTTTGATGAATTTAATTCATCAATATAACTTGCGCTTTCTAATCCCATTAGTAATACCCGCCTGTATTCATTATCCTCATTGCGCTACCGGAATGACGATCTTTGTTATCTTGTTCTTGCAAAGCTCTCAGAGACTCTTGAAAAGCGGTAGCCCATAAAGGAACACGCTCATCATTCATTAAAAACGGCTCTGCCTCTAATAATGCCCCATACAAATATACATCTGGATTATTTGTCAACATCTGCTCAGTTGTATTAGTTGTTGAAAGAGCATCAATCTTCTTATAAAACATTATGGAATAATCATATCCACTGTCTGGCGATGGCCCAAGCCTCACCTTCTTTATTGGGGTTCCACTGGCATTATCTGAAAAGATCGTATAAGACAATGGCCTACCAACCTGACTGCCAGCCCACATCCTATTCATATTCTCAGGCGTAAGATAAGATAACGTAGTGATAGGACTCGTCCTTAAATGGAAATCTAACATCTGAAGGTAGCCAGAAGGTAGAGAATAATCCCTAGTGCCACCAACTAATGCAGTGGCCCCTCCCAACGTAGTTTGATCTACATTTAGCATTATCGCCAACCGGAGAGTCCGGTTCATCCGGGCCTCCGCTAGAGCAATAAACTCTGGTATTCTATCGGTTAGATCAGATCGGTCTAGCCAATTAGCCACCGCAGTCTGGAGGGTAGCGTAAGTGTTTATCATTAGGTGACGTTACGCGCTGAAAAGAATATGTTTTGATTTAAAACTCTGTAACCGTTTGCTGTGTCAATTTGTGTGCGCCCTAAGACGCCAAATGCATATAACCACATAATTATACCCTCGTTGGAGTTGTTCTAAAATATTTGTTATCGGGATCATTTAGATACTTCTTCATAAGATTATGATCTTTCTCTATCGCCCCGTTTGTTTCCTGCATCCACTGCTGCCAAATATTCAAAGGGATTGATGCAACCCTTACACCTTCTTTAGACTTGCCAAGAGATAACTTATCCCCATAATTGTTATAGGATTTTTTGTTCTCCTCTAACACAGGCTCACAGTCTTGATAGGTGTTGATGGTAAACTCTTTCTCATCAGAACTTGGATGGAAAGTAGTATGCAGCATATTAGGCTCTACTGGTTTATTCATGGTATATGATATCCCGGATCATTGCCCTCAACAATCTTATTCATACGGGCTTTTGTATCAGAAAGTTTTTCCTCAAAAGTCACGGGCTTCTGCTTTTTTTCTGGCTTCTGTTTTACAGACTTGCTTTTTTTACCAGCCATAAACCTTTCCTACCTTTGAAACCTGCGTGCTTATAACGTTATCTATAGACCCATTATGATCTGTATGGCCTAAAGCACCATCTGTTCCCGGCCCATACTTTTTAAGTTTGGGTTCACCCTCACTATAAGGTGGAGGATTCATATCGGGGCCAATAGCCGTCGCAGTACCCTTACTTGGCGGTTGTCCTATATTTGCCATCTTATTTCTCCTGTAAGGCAAAGCCCCCCGAAGGGGGCGATACCAAGACTAATTAGATTGCGCTCTTCAACTGGCCACTTCCGTTGCCATTTTTAGCTCGCAAACCGTACTCAGCAATCAAAAGCTGTTTTACACTATCACCAGACTTGGCGAGAGTTTCTGTACGGAATGGACGCAAATAGTCAACTGACCAAAGGTCAAAGTCAATAAAATTAACATTAGTAGCTGGGATAAACCGATCAGGCACAACCTTAAACGTGCCGAAGTCCGTAACAAGGACGTCAACAGCATTTACGGCGGTGATATGATCCTTAGAACCAATGTCACTTCTTGGCGCAGCAACTACAGCACCACCAACAGTAGAACTACTGATAGTACCCTTTACCGTACTGTTACACAAAATAGTATCGGGTGTGCCACCTAGGTTCCAGATACGTTCAACAACATTGTTAATCAGAGCAATAGTGGTTGTCGTATCAGCACCACCAGTCGTAGCACTAGTCGTACCGTCTGGATAGGTTAGACCTGATCCATTATTGGTAAGACCACTACCAGAGGCAGCCGCGACAATGTTTGTCGTAGATGCACTACTGGTTCCAATCCAAGTTGGAAAGCAAGCGGTTTCTCTAGCAGTACCAGAAGAACCAGCAACCTTTGCCGTACCCTGAAGCAACATATACTCCATGTCGCGTTTTAATTCCTTGGCACGTTTTGCTAGTTGGTAGGCTTGAGTAGATTTACGACCAGCAAAATCAACGGCTTCAGCAGTTCCTGAACTCTGGACTTGCGTTGCCGAAATCTGGGTGTAATTACTCAAACGTCTTGGCTCTGAAACAGCAGTAGAAGTATAATCATTGCCTTCAATCTGCATATTAGCTGCGGCCTGTTGTAGAACATCAGTTTGCCACTCAAACTGAGTGTTATCAGCAGAACCACGACCACAACCGTTTAGAAACGGTGTGTCCATAGGGCTGATATTGTATATAATATTACTTAGGTCTTCCCTGATACCAATGGCACCATAGGTTTCCCTAGTATTTGACGGAACTGCCATAGCATTTCCCTCCTAAGTTAAATGTCTATAAAATCCTCTAGAAGTGCAGAAGCATCATCAATATGCCCTGTACCCCTGAGACGTTTCATTTGTGCAACACGTTTAGACTTAGATTCTGAACTTTTGCTTTTTCCCTTACCCGAACGTACTAACTTTGGCTTATTTTTAAGTTTTTTGGACTTAACGTCTGCATTTTGTAAACTGTCGTACTTTTGGGCTTTTAAGAGAACGAGAAGAGAACGATGATCTACAAGAGAATTAATTTCCTCGCTTGTATATCCTTGAGAAAGAGCATACTCCTTTATATCAGTAGCAATTTTCTTTTGCTTTTCCGGCTCTTTCCATTCTGGCAAAACAGTAGCCATCTTTTGATGCTCCTGTTGGAGAGCCGTTCTAGCTTGCTGCTGATAAGCAGTATATTGCTTCTGGTATACTTCTTCCTGCTCGGCTTGATACTGAGATATATTATCTTGCGCTTCTCTAAACTCTTCCTTTTTTGTAATAAATGCTATCGGGTCTTCGGCTTTTAGTTGTTCCCAGTTTATACTGGCATACTGTTCCAGGCCCGGAGATGCACTATCTACAATCTGCTGTAAAGAATCTATATATTGTTGTCTTTCTGCCTGAATCTGATGGTATTCTTGGGCCATGTGTTGTTTAGCCGTATCATATGCCTTTCGCTGTTCTGACAGATCTTGTGTCTTTTTGGTATAATCCGACTGGCGTGAATAACCCTTCAAAAGCTCGTCAAAGGTAACCTCTTGCTCTATTCCGTTTATTGTAACGCCATAAAGCTCGGGATCTTCTGAAGCTTCTTCGTCGGACTCTTCGGC